AAACGATACTTAAGTAGTATCAAACCACAACCAAGAGGAAATACCATGGCAGTAGTAGAAGGCACAATTGCATTTGAAAACCTAGACACCCACGAGATGTATCAGGGTCAATCCACAGGCAAATACTCAGTCGTCATTAGCTTAGACGACAACACAGCGGATCAGCTAGCGGGTCTAGGTGTCAAGCTACGCGAGTATGAAGGAACAAAGCAACGTAAGTTCAGTACCAAGTATGATGTACCAGTGATGGACGCAGAGGGTCAGCCATTTGCAGGTCGCATTGGACGAGGCTCTAAGGTACGCTTACTGTGGGCAGAGGGTGAGCCGCATCCAGTCCACGGCATGGGTACGTACCTTAACAAGATCAAGGTGCTGGAGGTAGCAGAGCAGGGAGAAGGGGAGGACTTTTAGTGACAGCAGAGTCAACCTTTGTTCGACATGAGCCATGCCCATCGTGTGGCTCATCTGACAATCTGGCTCGCTATAGTGATGGACATGCAGTCTGCTTCTCTGGGGGCTGCAACTATTACGAACACGGCAAGGGTCAGGTAGGTCAGGCAGTACAACGTAAACCAGCGAGGTCATTAGAGATGACAGGTGTAGTAGCAGCGATACCCGACAGGCGTATCAATCAGGAGACAGCGAGGCGTTACGGTGTCACTGTAGAGTATGGCGTAGACGGTAAGATAACCAAGCACCACTACCCATACTATGACAAGGACACAGGCACTGCGACAGGTACGAAGGTACGCATCGTAGATAACAAATCATTCTATGCAACAGGAGGTTTTGACAATGCGGGTCTCTTCGGGCAACAAGCGTTCAAGAGTGGCGGTAAGTACATCACGGTCACAGAAGGCGAGGCGGACGCACTTGCTGTCAACGAAATGTTTGACGGGAAGTGGCCAGCAGTCAGCATCAGATCAGGAGCAGCAGGAGCAGCCAAAGACATCAAAGCGAACCTAGAGTGGCTTGAGACCTTCGACAACGTGGTCATCTGCTTTGATAGCGACAAGGCTGGACAGGAAGCAGCCAAGTCAGTGCTTGATCTGTTCACACCTAACAAAGCTAAGAACGTAACACTCCCCATGAAGGACGCAGGGGATATGCTTAGAGACCGTAAGGTACAGGACTTTGTTAAGGAGTGGTGGAACGCTAAGGCATACCAGCCGGACGGTATCGTGGCGGGCAGTGAGACATGGGACATGATCATCAAGCAGTCCAATGTCAAGTCCATTGACTACCCTTGGTCATGCCTCAATGAGTACACTCACGGCTTCAGGGCTAAAGAGTTAGTGACCATCACATCAGGGTCAGGCATGGGTAAGTCACAGATCGTCAGGGAGCTAGAGCATTACCTGCTAGGCGCAACGGAAGACAACATAGGTATCTTAGCACTGGAGGAGGACATCCCCAAGACAGCGTTAGGTATCATGTCCATTGAAGCCAACAAGCAGCTACACCTAGACAAGACCGTGACTCAGGAAGAGAAGAAGGGATACTGGGATAGGACGATGGGATCAGGACGTATCTATATGTTTGATCACTGGGGCAGCACGAGCGAGGACAACCTGCTAGGACGCATACGCTACATGGCTAAAGGCTTGGACTGCAAGTGGATCATACTGGATCACCTCAGCATTGTTGTCAGCGATCAGGACAATAACGATGAGCGTAAGGCCATTGACAGTATTATGACCAACCTCCGCAAGCTGGTTCAGGAGACAGGTGTAGGGCTATTCTTAGTGTCACACCTTCGCAGACCTAGCGGCTCTAAGGCACACGAGGACGGTGGTAAGATAAGTCTGGGAGAACTCAGAGGTTCGGCGGCAATCGCGCAACTTAGCGACATAGTTATTGGTTTGGAGCGTGATCAGCAACACGCAGACCCTGAGACACGCAACACAACCTGTGTCCGTGTGTTAAAGAATAGGTTTGTGGGCTTGACAGGGCCTGCCTGTTACCTGTATTATGATAAGGTGTCTGGTCGAATGATAGAGACCAGTTGTCCTACCGGAGATGATGCGGAGTTTTAAATGAAGCAGATTGTATTTGACATTGAGGCTAATGGTTTTGAACCTGATACATTATGGTGTATCGCAGCTTACGAGTTAGACAGGAAGCAAATGTCATGGTGGGTAGGTGATGACATGCTGGCATTCAATGACTGGATCAAGGGGCATGGAGACTGTGAAGTGATAGGCCACAATATACTTGGCTATGACATACCAGTCCTAGAGAAGCTGCTAGGTACAGACTTTAGCAAATGCAAAGTAACTGACACGCTAGTGATGTCAAGACTAGCTAACCCACAGCGACACAACGGACATTCCCTAGAGAACTGGGGTACTATACTGGGGCAACCCAAAGGAGACTACAGTGATTTTACTACGTATTCGCCTGCTATGCTGGACTATTGCAAGCAGGACGTTAGCGTTAATGTGCTGGTGTACCAGAGATTACTTCTTGAGCTTGCAGATTTTGGAGCTGAAAGCATTAGCTTGGAACACCAAGTACAAAGCATTATACTACAGCAAGTTAAAGCAGGATGGCTCTTAGACCAAGAGAAAGCATTCCTACTATTAGCGGAACTAAAGGAGAAAAAGTATGACCTTGAAGACGAAGTGCATAAGACTTTCAAACCGTTACCAACATTTGTCAAAGAGATTACACCCAAGATTAAGAAAGATGGTACGTATTCGGTTGTTGGGCTTAAGTTTCTAGGTGATGACTGGGACACAGCGGTAGCACCCTTTAGCCGTATTGACTTTCCAGAGTTTAACCTTGGATCACGACAGCAGATAGGGAGATACCTGCAATACTTTGGCTGGAAGCCTAAGAAGTTTACTGAGACAGGACAGGCCATCGTAGATGAGGCAGTGCTGAGTACAGTGACGGGCATACCACAGGCTTCACTGATAGGTGAGTACCTTATGATACAGAAGCGTATTGCACAGGTACAAAGCTGGGTAGAGGCAGTTAAAGAGGACGGTAGAGTACATGGGTACGTCAATCCTAACGGCGCTGTAACAGGCCGTATGACACACTCTAGTCCTAACATGGGGCAGGTTCCAGCGGTATACTCACCTTACGGCAAGCAGTGTCGTGATGTGTGGACTGTACCGGAGGGTTACAAGCTAGTAGGTATGGACGCTAGTGGCTTGGAACTACGGATGCTTGCACACTACATGAATGATGAGGCATACACTAATGAAATACTCAACGGAGATATTCATACGGCAAACCAGTTGGCTGCGGGCCTTGAAACTAGAGATCAAGCAAAGACTTTTATATACGCTTTCCTTTATGGGGCAGGAGACTCAAAGGTCGGAAGTATCGTTGGAGGAACTAAGCGTGATGGTAAGAGACTTAAGGAAAAGTTCCTCGCAAATACGCCAGCTCTTGGACAGTTACGAGAACGAGTTGGAGTGGCGGCTGGAAGAGGCTTTGTTTATGGACTGGATAGGAGAAGGGTGTCCATACGATCAGAACACGCTGCATTGAATAGCTTACTCCAGTCAGCCGGTGCGATTGTTATGAAGAAAGCATTGTGTTTACTGCACGAGTATGCTATACTATGGGGTATAGACTTTAACATTATAGGAAACATACATGATGAAATCCAGACAGAAGTCAGACAGGAGAAGGCTGAGGTTTTCGGAAGGCTCGCAACAAGCTGCGTGGAAGCCGCAGGACTGCACTACAACCTCAACTGCCCACTTGCAGGAGATTACAAAGTCGGAAACAGTTGGGCGGACACGCACTAAGGGAAAGTATTACAAGGATAATAAGTCAGCAGTGCAAGCGAGAGATGCTAAACGTATGTGGGTCAACGGAAAGGAAATAAAGAAGACACACCCACTGTACAAGGCAGGACGTTACAAAGGGTTTGAGGATGCAGCCTTTAGTTCCCTAGAGAACTTCAAGGACAACCCACAGGGTCAGGTGTACGTTATTGCTAACCCTGCATGGAAAGACTGGGTTAAGGTAGGGATGGCAGTGGACGCAATGGATAGAACAGGTAACTACCAAACGTCTTCACCCTTCAGAGACTACACGTTGTTATATACCTACGATGTGGATGACAGGAGAGCAGCAGAGTCAGCAGCACACACAAGATTAGCAAAGGAATGTGACAACATCAACGAGTGGTTCAGACTGTCACCAGAAATCGCTAATGACCTGATACTAGAGGTGATACATGAGTACTAATAAAACAACGGACAATGTAGTACAGGACATCTACGCACTGATGGAAAGCAAGGAAGCTGACCCGTCTGTAGACGTAGAGGCAGAGATAGAGAAGTTCGGTGAAGGTGTCAAGGCGCTGATGCGAACAGAGTTTGGTCGGAAGAAGCGAGAGGATAACCGGAGGCTACGCCTCAGTAATATTGGCCGCACCGACAAGTATCTCTGGAACCACTTTAACGGTACGGAAGGTGAGAAGATACAACCACACACCTATGTCAAGTTTATGTATGGTCACTTGATTGAAGAGATGTTGTTGTTCCTGACCCGCATGTCTGGACACAGCGTTACTGATGAGCAGAAGGTTTGTAAT